CACTAAGTTACTAGCTGCGAATAATTCTGCATTAGCAATTACTCCACCAATTCCTTTAGGTGTTAAAGTAATATCAACATCTGCATCAGTTCCTGTTGCTTGAATCGTTGGGGAATTTCCTGTTGCTTGGTTTCCAATTTGAATATAGTTAACTGCACTCGCTTGTGGTATGAACTCAACAACTGTATCTCCTAAACTTCCTTTTATTAAATCTGTGTCTACTTGAAAGTCAGTAGTTGCTTGAACTTTACCAGTTCCTTTACCACCAAGTTGTAAGTTAACATTAGTATCAGTTCCTTGTGCTGCTATTCCTGGAAAGCTTCCAGTAGCTGCTGAAGTAAAAGAAAGAACATTGACTGAATTATCTACAGATATAAAGTTAGCAACTGCAAAACTATCTCCTCCAGGTGCTTCTGCTCCAATCCATTTATTTGCACCAATAAGAGTTAGTTCTCCACTAACATCTGTTGCTGCTTGTAAATCAACTAAACCAGTTCCTTTAGGGGTTACTGCTACATCTAAATTTGCATCATCACCTTTTGCTTCTATGCTTGGATGACTCCCAGCTGCTGTTGCATTTACTTTTAGAAAGTTTACTGAAGCATTTTCTACTCCAAAAGCTAAACATTCTACCGACGAACCTGTTCCATCTACAACTTGTATGTTGTTCCCGCCATTCATTGAAATAGCAGGAATACCATTTGTGTAAATAGGTGTTCCGAAAACTCTTGAGCTTCTTTTCATTTTATTTTACCTCATCTAGTATAACTTCTTCAAGTATATTGTCCAGTCACCATCGTTTGCTCCACCAGTACTTGCTACGACTTTAACTCTTACATACTTAAAAGCGTTGACTTCATCAGCTACCCACATATCACTTGCGGTTGTACTAGCCACTCCGAATAAATCGTTTGTAACATCTACATAAGTACATGAAGCTGGTGCTGTTCCATCATTTTGAATTGTTGCTTCTGCTGTTAAAGTTACAGTTCCACTTCCACCATTAAGTGTGGATTGTAAAGCGAAATACTTAAAACCATTCATATCAAAATAATAATAATAAGTTGCGTCTGTTCCATTGGTCACTGCTGCTAAAGTTTCAGTAACAAACTGTTGACTTAATGGGTCAATCTCTTCAACTCTATTACTTTGAGTTGCCCAAGTATAACCAGCCATAACCTGTTCACCATATAGGTTGAAGATTGCGTCTGTTCTATCATTACTAGCTACTGCAGTTATTTGAGAACTTCTTGCTCTACCACCAACTTTAGTAGGGTTTCCTTCATCTGCTACGTCATGAGCTACGTTTCCAGAGTTAGGTTTTCCAATGTTTGTATGAACAACGAAAGTATCGGTTGCTACAAAAGTTGCTCCTGTAACGGTTAAAGTTGTTGGGTCTGTTCCAGCTGCAGTTAATGTTATATCATCTCGAGTGTAAGTATTTGTTACACTTCCATCAGTTGCGATTTGTTGAACAGAAACCACGTCATCAGCAGTAATTGAAGTTACTCCTGAAGGTAATCCTGATAAGGTAATTGTTGTTGCACCTGCATAAGCAGTTGTAAAATCTGCATTTGTTCCACTTGCTTTTCCAACATATCCTGTAGTACTTAAAGCTGTATTATCAACGTTAACGTCTCCAGAAATTGTTGCAGTGGTTCTCAAACTACCATCTGCTGTTAATTGTAAAAAACCATAATCGCCATTTGCTAAAGTTGGTGCACTAGAATTATATTGTCCTGCTCCAACTTGTCCATAGACTGTATTAATACTGTTTTCTGCTGTAGTTTTATTATGTTCTACTAGACTTGAAAACTTTCTATCATTTAATGCCATTTTCTTTCCTCCTCATTAATTCTTATCATCGGCTGGTATTGAGGTGACCTCGCCGCTTTTGTGAATAAATAAAAAATAAAAAATATTTATTCGTAAAGTATTCTACTCATTTTTACATAATGTACAGTTACGAATTCTGCGGTTCCACTCAATGCTTGAATTCCTACATATGGTATGAAATCGACATCGTTTGTTAAAGCAGTTGTTCGGTAAACAAGTACATCATCAATGTAACAAGCAGCTCTTCTGTCGCTTCCAATAACAATTTTAAATCTGAATTGTGTATTGATTGCTACAGCTGAAGTTGTTACTGTTGCAGTATCTGTCCCAGCAATTGAACTTTCTACAGTCCAATAAGTATCTCCATCATCTGTACTAAATCTGAAAAATACTTGATTAGCATCAGTTGCAATGGTTGGTGTATTTGTTAACTTTAATCCAGCCCATAATAAAACGCCTGTAGTAATGTCATCACCAACAGTGATAGCTGCTTCCCAAATAGTTTGATTTTCAGTTCCCCATTTAATTCCAGTCCACGCGGAAAGGCCTGATGTTAGGTGTGGTACTAAAATTCCTTGGTCATTATCTGCACCTGCAGTTGTCATAACAATTCCAGCACTTGTTGTTGAATAAGTACATAAAGCACTTGTCATGTTAGTTCCTAAAACTTCAAAAGTTGTACTGTAAGTGTAAGCTGTATCTGCATTGATACCTGGTTTTGGTGTAAAAAATTCTTCTAAATAATATCGACCTGGACTTCTTGAAAGTACGCCTGAAATCTTAACGTCATTCTTAAAATCCCAATCCCTTGTTTCTAATTGTGGTATTCCGTTTGTCATTTTGTTTTCCTCCTAATCGGGTAATAAAAAAAATAAAAAAATGTATTCGTGTTTAAACGAATACTCCTGGGTCTGCTCTTCCAATGATTTCGATTACTCGTAAATCATTGTCAGTTCCAGCTGCGATGGTTACAGTTAATACTCCTGCGGTAACACTTGTGGTGTTAGCTTCAACAGTAATAACACTTCCGTCGGTTGTATGTACCCAACTTGATACAGCTAATAAACCAGTTGCAGAAATACCGTAAGTTGATAAGGTAATTCCGATGGTATCAGATGCGTCAGTTGTATTAGGTAATACAAACATAACTCTTTTCAAGTCAGCATTTGGAACTTCTTCAAATGTTTTTAATATAGTTGTTGCAGTCATTTTGTTTTCCTCCTTATGCTAGTCCGTACCTTTGGACCATTGCACTTTCGAAGTTAACAACCATGGTTCCGTACCATTTGATCATATACTTCTGACTATCGTTGGTTTTAGCTAATTCTTCAAAGGTGTAATCTTGTAGAACAGCTAAAAAGATGTATCTTGTATCCAAGTAGTAGATTCTCCTAGATGCAGCAGTTGTTGGGCAATATCTATCTTTAATAAATAATACTCCATCAAACATAAATGCGTCTGGGATACCGAAATCCATTTGTCCGCTTGGTCTTTCAACATTTCTTTGGAAATCCATTAACAATCCTTTAATGTAGTTAAAGGTGTTTCCATCAGTTACTGCTAAATCAATCATACCGTTAGCTTCAAAAGAAGTGTTTAGGTCTGCTCTGATTTCTTCAAGAGTAATATTAGCTCCAGAGTTATCAGTTGTGTTAGTAGTAATTGAGTAAGTCAATCCGTTAAAACCAGCTGGGTTAGTTGTGGTATAACCGTTAACAATTTCATTTTCTAAAGCTTCATTCATACTTGCGGTTTTAACACGAATGTCTTCAGCCATTAAATTGATTATTGTTTGACTTGCGGTTCCTACGCCAGTTACTCTTCCTACAGCATATAAGAAACTCATAGTTGCAGTTCCAGTTGTTCTGGTGTCTACTTGGTCAGCTAAGGATGCGTCTTCTAATAAGAATGCTGCTCCTGCTTTAGCGGTGATGATGTTATAAACATAACTTCGACCTCTAATTGCTTTCCTAGGTAATAGTTTTACTAAAGGTGTTTCCCTCACAGTTCGGTCCACGATTGATGGATCGACGTATGGTGGTAACATACTATACCCAGTGTAAGTTGAACCGGAAGTTGAACTCATACTAGGTGCTTTTTGTATTTTCATACTTTTTTCAATTGATTTTCCAATTGAAGTTAATGCTTTACTACAACCGTCGTTTCCGCCTCTCAATCCAGGATAATATGTTTCTTCTTCAGAAACACCATATTGTCCGAAACTGTTATCGAAAACCATGCTTGCTTCAGCATTGCTCATTGAATTTTGTCCGAATGGCATTTTTTCTTTCCTCCTATTTGTATTTAAAAGCTAATTGTTTCTCAATCGTAAATGGTGCATTATCAACTTCAACGCTAACCACTCCAGGATGTTCAACTTCTGCCTTTAAAATTACGGTTTCTTTTATTTTTGTTAACTCTTTTTGCAACTCAGCCACTTTAGCTTTTGCTGCATCTACTTCTGCTTGAAGATCTTCTTTAGGTGCTTCTTCTGTTTTTGGTTCTTCCTTAGCTTCTTCTTCTTCAACCGGTTTCTCTTCAGTTTTAGGTTCTTCTACTTTAGGAGCTTCCTCAACAGGAGCAACTTCCTCTTTCACATCTTCAACAGGAGCATCAACTATAGGTTCTGTCATTTTATTGACCTCCTTATTTTTGTTAAGATCAAACTCTTTCGCAATACTAGCAAAACTAGCATTACGATTAGATTGAATAGGAACAATTGTGGCCTCTACGATTTCGGCTTTCTTAAAACCAGTTCTCATTACGCCATCAATTTCTTTTTCTATTTGTTCGTGTGGTATTGCACCAATGCTTATTCCAACACCCATTCCGTTTTCTAAAGCTTCTTCAACTTGTTTTCTGATTTGATCAGCTAACGGATTAGCTTCTTTACTAAAAAAGAAAGGATTAGCAGTTAATGCATGTTTGTTTCCTTTACGAACTAATTTCTTATTTTTCCAACCACCAACAAACTTTTCCATTTTGTTTTCGTGATTAGCTAACATTGGTAATGGACTTCGATCCATGGCCCAGTCTTCGAGTAATTCTTTACACATAAATTCATCATCTCTATCTAAACTCGTATCTGAAAGAATTCCAATAAACTTACCATCAACGCCTTTTGATACTGGCATCCATAATTTTCTCATAGTTTTTTCCATTGTATAACCTCTATAATGTGTTAAAGTATTTAAATAATATTTAATCTTCGTCATCTAAAACGAATTCTATGATACTTCGACAGTTCGGATGAGCAGGTGGTGTTGTGTACTCATTCCCATCGTTTGCTTTAAAAGTATCATCTAAATCTACGGTTTGACCGTTCAACCCTTTACACTCCGAACTTGTTCTACTATCAATAAAGGCATTCCAACGCTTTTGCCCTTTTAATCCTGAATCTTTATAGGCTGCTAGTTTTCCCTGATTAATAAATCGATTACTCTCGGTACGAGCTATCTTCA